CCCAAAAACGGCAGTGGCGCAGTATTATTTTCATTTTTAATTTTTGCTTGTTTTTCCAAATTGGAATAATTTTCAAACTTCCGAGCTTGACGAGCAACAAGTTCAGCTTTAAGAATTGAATCGGCACTAGGTCCTGTTTTACCAGGCAACCCAATGTCGGGTTGGACCCCCTTTCCTACTAAAAACCCCTTCGGCGCTTTCGGAGCTGAATCCTGGATTCTGTACCCTTTCGGATCAGTTTTGAAGTAATCAAGGATGTCTTTTGTTTCCCTTTGCAGGTACTTCCCATCAATCATTTTCTGTGAGTTGACCATGTTGCCAGCGGCCGTATAAATTAGACCACCTAATGCACCTAGAGGACCAAACAAACCTGTTCCGGTCGCAACGTTACTGGCTAAACGTTTCGCCGCACGGTCGGTATAATTACCATATAACACAATATTTCCAGCTAAACTGGGAAACTTTTGTTTAAGTTTCTGTGCTTCTTGGTTATAATACCTGTCGGCAGCTTCTCTATGAGCATCATCGGCATACCTCGCGTAAGCGGAGTCATGCTGCCTCGACAAAAAGTCGAGCTCGTTAGCGGGAGTGCTATCGCCCCACTCCACACTCGGTTGTATTTTCCCATTGGACCAATACGGTCCTGTATAGTTTCCGGTATATTCTCCACCAATTCCTTTCACTACGTCTTCCATAGTTGTGATTTTGTTAATTTATTTTACGCCACCACCACCAAGGTTGCTCACGCGGACACGCGAGGCCAGTTTTACGACTTAGTCGGTCGTAACGCAGTAAACTACCAATACTGTTCGTAACCATACTGTTTAGCAATCAGCTGGTCGCGACTTTTAAGCATATTGATAGGAAACTGCGCTGGATGAGTATTTCTCAGCTCATGATAGACATTCTCGAGTAGGACAAATCTATCCTTCTCGTGCCTGTAATTTTCCATATGGCTGCAGAGGGCATTGGCTAAATCGTCAAGTTTCACAGTTTTCATATGTTCAATGTGTTTTGTGAATCTTTTTGGATGAAACGTAAGCCTATCCATATCATCTCTGCGAATGTCGTTGCTGAAATATTCAGAATGTTCCAAATCCTCTTTTTCGTGTATTTCCATTTCAACCCCAAGATCTTTCGCTGTACTAAGATACTTTACCATATCCACTCCAGTTAAATCTTGATTGACGTCGTCGCCACCAGCGACAATCGCCAACTCGTAAATCTCTGAATCGGTCATCCCGATCAATACTTTGACAGTCACATCAACTACAACTTGTGCAATTGAATTAAACGCGATGGTACCAAACCAACCGCTCTTCATAATGCCGCCAATCTTTAGTTCAAACAAAGTCCCATCCGAAGTTCGGTAGGAAGTATTCTTGAACACTTGATCAAAAGCAAGTGAGATGTCATTTCTATACTTACTCAAACGGTCCTCGTCCCAGGTAGGGTGACGTACCGCTAGGTTTTGCGTGGTCTTACACACTATTTCAGCAATCCACTCATAATACATGAAATCCCAGTTTTTCTTATCGCTTTCCCACACTTTCCCGGGCAAAACATCCTTAAGATGTTCCATATGCCCAGTACTAGCAGGGTTAAACGCATACTTAACTGGTAAATCACGCCATTTGTGTATCAAATTACTAAAGAAATTCTTGAAAATGCAAGCGTGGTTGACAAGAGAATCAGTCGGCAATCCAGCAATACAACGCGGCATTTCAGCTATAATCTTCGCTTCTTTCGTGGGTTCTCCTTTTTCAAAGACACGTGCCACGATAGGTCGAAGCCAACTATTTACGCAATGTTGCGCAAAGCCAAAAACGCCATACCGCTCAAGTACATTGCCATTTGTAGGCAAACCCTCGAGCACATATGGGTAACCACTAGCTTTCTTACAGCCAATGATCGTTGAATTTATCACCTTCAATGCACCACTCACCTGATCGTAATCCTCATCCGGAACAAATGTAGCAGGCTCCATCATCTTCGTGACGATAGTAACGATGCGTTTAACTTGTTTCGGCGTGGGTTTTACTTTGATCGACTTAACACGATCACCGAAGAGTTGCAAATGTTTGCGTAGCGATTTAACCTCTTCGGCCGGGGTCATGGTCGGGTACCTCATAGCACCCTCCTGATAACCGAGATCAACAAATTTTTGTTTGTTAACCTCAAAAACCTGAACAAATTCAGGCTGCTGCTTGGGCGGTGACGGGCCGTGAATTGATTTCCCACCTTTCACCTCGGTGTATAACCAATCGTATCCGTCATTAGGACCTACAGGAATACTAGCGTTTTCATTTCGAACTTTCGTTTTACTCTTACTCCCGGTTTTCTTTTTAACCTTCTTATCCTTCGGCTCCATGGGCACGTTTTCCCACATCGTATTATCACTTAAGAGACCTGTTCGCTTGTCACTACCCCCAACAAAATACTTGTCATGATAACGGTCATCATGATATTGTACATCTTGGAGGTGGTGTCTGTCATCAGCAGCGTCCGAACGCATCGCTCGACGCGCGTTGTACGGACCCCCGCTATCAATCAGCATATCCTGGAACAAATCCTCATCCTTGAGCACATTGCCAGTTCGACCGAAACACTCGACCAATTCTCCCATATTCCACCCATAGGTGGCTTCCCCCGTTTGAAGGATAATGGCATAGCGCCCATCGCGCATCGACTGTATTTCTGCGACACCACCACGGAATTTGTGTTCTCTATAGTGGTTCTTGTACGCAGCATCAGCGTAAGTGTATTTCTTTCGGTTTTTACTCGCAGCTTCTTCATTAGAGCAAGCTGATAGCAAGTACTCAAGGTATTCAATTCGTATGGCTACATTGTGTCCATCGGCCGCACAAACATGCATGCCAATCACA